TGCGTCAGAATTTATTGATGGTGTGCCTAAAGGTGATATGGTTTCTCCACAAATACAAGAACTTTATATGCTGGTTGAATATCTTGCTGAGTCTACTGAAAAATTAAAAGAGCAGATGGAATCAGAGATACCTCTTATACTTAAAAATGAAATGGTTATACAATTTCACGAAGAGAGATTGATAGACCTAGAAGAGAGAAAGAATGGGACTCATTGAAACAGTCATTATACTTAGTTTGTATGTCTATGACGGTGGTAATAAAACCATAGAGGGTTGGTTTCACCAAGACAACCTAAGCACTTGTCTCGCTGCTAAGAGAACAGCGGAAAGAAACTCTGGAAATCAAGTACAATATACTTGCACTCTAGAGAAATGTGAATTTTCAATAGACCAAACTGGTGTCAAACATTGTGAAAGAATAATAAAAGAATAGAGAAATATGTTTAAAATAAAATTAATGATATATCTACTTGTTGCCCTCGGCGCTGCTGGTGGTTTTGCCTATGTGTATAAACTAAAAGCAGATAACGCCATTCTCAAAGCAAATCAAATACAATTAGAGACTGCTATAACAGAACAACAAGAAGTATTAGAATTAAAAGAATTAGAGTTTCAATTTATCATAGAAGCAAATAAAGATTTAACTGCTAAGTTAGACGCTGCTAGAAGAGACAACGAAGAACTTACAAAGAAGTTTGCTAAATATGATATCGCAGAATGGGGAATGCAAAATCCTGAAAGAACAGCAGAAACAATTAACAAGGCTGTTGCAGATGTAAATAGATGTATGGAAATTGCAAGCGGTTCTCCTGTCGTAGAAGAAGATAAAGAAAATAAACAATGTAAAGAATTGATAAAACAGAAAGGGAAGAAAAATGAAACCCCTACTGATTAGTATTATACTTGCATTATTTTTAACTGGTTGTGCCGGTGTTAAAAAGATAGAAACATTAAAAGTTGCTGTTCAGAAAACGCCATTAAATTTAGAACAACCAGAACCATTAGAGTCAAATGATGTGACCTGGATTGTTATAAATATAGATAACTACAAACAAGTCTTTGAAGAACTAACAGCGAACGGCAAGAAACCTGTTCTATTTGCATTAACCGATGATGGATATAAAGCATTGGGTATGAACTATGCAGATTTAAGAGAACATATAATTGCTCAACACGAAATCATTATCACTTACAAGGACTATTACGAACCTGAAAAGGAATAATAGTGTCAGATCAATTACAAAAACTAGTACAAGATGTTGCTGTTCTTAAAGAACAGAATACCTCAGCTGCAGATATTCATGGTCGTATAGATAATGCGATAGACAAACTTACAGATATACAATCTGGTGTTAAGTCTATGTTAGCAGTACATGAAGAGCGATTGGTTCGTGCCGAAGAATCAGACGCTGAAATAGTTGATATAATGGAACAAAGAAATAGAATTTGGCAAGAGGATCTTAAAGAGTTGCATGGTAGAATTACTAGTACCAGTAGAGATTTTATAGATATAAATAACGAACATGAAAAAACTGTAATCAAACGAGTTGATGATATGCAGTCTTATTTTATAACAGAGGCACAAAAATTTGACAAAAGGTTGAGTGAACTAGAACGCTGGAAATGGATCATTATTGGCATTTCTGTAGCTGTAGGAATAAGTGTTAGTCCTATGGCAAATATGTTGACAAACCTGATGTAAAATGTTATACTACCACTATGTCATCATACATAGATACAAAATTTCTAAATCAATTATCAAACAGACTTACAAACTTTAAACAAAAGAAACCTGGTCTTTGGAATTTCAGATGTCCACATTGTGGCGATAGTCAGAAATCTAAGTCCAAATCTAGAGGGTTTGTCTATGAGAAGAAGAATAATCTATTCTTCAAATGCCATAACTGCGGTATGGGACAGTCTCTTGGTAATTTCATAAAGTTTCTAGACGCTAGATTACATAAAGAATATGTACTAGAAAGATACAAAGATAGTAAACCCGTAGCCGTACCCGACTTCATACAGAAGCCTATAAAATTTGAAGAGAATAATGCACTAAGAAAACTTATTCGTTATGATAAACTAGACAAAGCACATCCTGCCTATGAGTTTATTACTAGACGAAAGATACCTGAAGAACATATAGATAAGTTTTATTTCTGTGATAAGTTTTATAAGTGGGTCAATAGTATTATACCTAAGAAATTACCTGTAAAGAATGATCACCCTAGAGTTATTATACCTTTCTATGACAGAACAGGTAAATTTTTTGCATTTCAAGGTCGTGCCTTCGGTCAAGAGCAACCTAAGTATGTAACCATCAAACTAGATGAAGGTAAAGAAAAGATTTATGGTCTAGATAGACTTGATTTAAACAAACCTGTTAATATTGTTGAAGGTCCTATTGATAGTTTATTTCTAGATAACTGTATTGCCATGGCTGGGGCGGATGTCGCACTTAAAATACCTTCGGAACAATGCACAATGATATTCGATAACGAACCTCGTAATGAACAGATAGTCAAGAGAATGATAGACGCTGTACACAAAAATTATAAAGTGGTAATATTTCCTCAATCGTTGAAATACAAAGACATTAACGACATGGTTATTCACAAAAAAGATGTCGGTGATGTTTCGAAACTTATATATAATAACACGCAAAAGGGACTCTCGGCCCTTCAAACAATCAATAACTGGAAAAGGATATAACCCTATGGACAACCATCTACCCACGAGCTATCAGCAATACATACACAAATCTAGATATGCTAGATTTATAGACGAAGATAAAAAAAGAGAATCGTGGCCCGAAACAGTAGGTAGATATTTTGACTATATGGAAAGTCACCTTAAAGACAAACATAATTACAAAATCCCAAATAGAGAAGAGTTAGAGAATGAAGTATTAAATCTAGGTGTAATGCCCTCTATGAGAGCATTGATGACGGCAGGACCTGCACTAGACCGAGATCATACTGCTGGTTATAATTGTAGTTATATCCCTATCGACAATGTAAGATCCTTTGATGAAGTAATGTACATACTATTATGTGGTACAGGTGTTGGGTTTTCAGTAGAACGAAAAAATGTAGAGAAACTTCCTACTATTGCAGAATCTATTGAACATACTGATACAGTAATTGTTGTAGAAGATAGTAAGGCTGGTTGGGCAAGATCATACAAAGAACTTATTGCTATGTTATACTCTGGTCAGATACCTAAGATTGATGTATCTAAGGTAAGACCTGCAGGTGCAAGACTAAAGACTTTCGGTGGTCGTGCTTCTGGTCCTCAACCATTAGTAAATTTATTTGACTTCACTATTAATACATTTAGAGACGCTGTAGGTAGAAAACTAGATTGCCTAGAAGCACACGATATTGTATGTAAAGTTGGTGAAGTAGTTGTAGTGGGTGGTGTAAGAAGATCAGCATTAATCTCACTAAGTAATATTCAAGATGATGGTGTTCGTAAAGCAAAAATGGGAAACTGGTGGCAAAATAATCCACAAAGAGCATTATCTAACAATAGTGCTTGTTATAGTAGAACACCTGATATCGGATTGTTTATGCACGAATGGAAAGCATTATTTGATTCTAAGTCTGGTGAAAGAGGTATCTTTAATCGTGAGGCTGCGAAGAAAAAAGTTGAAGAGAATGGTCGTAGAGATCCTGAACACGAATTCGGTACTAACCCTTGCTCAGAAATTATATTAAGACCATATCAATTCTGTAATCTAACCGAAGTTGTTATTCGTGCTACAGATAACGAAGATGATTTAAAAAGAAAAGTTAGAATTGCAGCTACATTAGGTACATATCAATCTACATTAGTTGATATCAAATATCTAAGAAAGATATGGAGACAGAATACTGAAGAAGAGAGATTACTCGGCGTATCACTCACAGGTATTATGGATAACAAACTTACAATTAAGGCAGATGAAGAACTACTAAGAAGTATGAGAGAAATGTCAGTTGTAACCAATAAAGAGATTGCTAAGAAACTTAAAATACCTCAATCTGCTGCTACTACTTGTATTAAACCTTCAGGTACAGTCAGTCAGTTAGTTGATAGTGCTTCAGGTATTCATACAAGACATTCTGAATACTATGTAAGAACTGTACGAGGCGATAATAAAGATCCTTTAACTGAAATGATGAAAGATCAAGGCATACCACATGAACCAGATGTAATGAATCCTACTTCAGTTAGTGTATTCTCCTTCCCTACTGCTTCACCTAAAGGTGCGGTTACTAGAAACGAATACAATGCCATTCAACAATTAGAAACTTGGCTGAAATATCAAAGATTTTGGTGTGAACATAAACCATCTTGTACAGTATCAGTACGAGACGCTGAATGGATGGAAGTTGGTGCTTGGGTGTACAAACACTTTGACGAAGTATCAGGTATAAGTTTCTTACCACATTCTGACCATACATATCAACAAGCCCCTTATCAAGATATTGATAAAGCGAAGTATGATGAACTTAAAAAGTTAATGCCTAAAGTTGTTAACTTTGAAGAGTTGAAAAAATACGAGGCTGAAGATAATACGACTGGTACCCAAGAACTTGCTTGTACAGCAGGTTCTTGTGAGATCGTAGATATCACCACTGCTCCTGTACCAACAGAGATCGCAGCTAATGCTTAAATGCGATAACTGTTCAGCAGAATACAAAATAAAACACGAAATGGACAAGGAACATTATCTTCCTATATACTGTCCATTTTGTGGTTGGGAAAGAGAAGAATCAGATGAGGAATATTTAAACGATATTTCTTTTCACGACTCAGATGATTAAATCAATTGGTATTGACTATTCACTATCTTGCCCTGCTGTCTGTGTCGAAACAGAAAATGCTGAAGATTTCTATTACTTAACAGACAAGAAGAAATACGAAGGCACATTTAGACCAAATATAACTGGCACTCTACACAAAGGATATCTATCAGCTCAACAACGCTATGAGAATATCGCTGATTGGGTTATAGATATCATACATTCATACTACCCTAAATCTATTGCCAAAGTACCATATCCACTAGTCAAATTAGAAGATTACTCATTTGCCAGTAAAGGTAAGACATTTCATATTGCAGAAAATATGGGTATGTTAAAGTATAAATTTTATAAGTTAAATATACCTTTTGAACTCATAGCCCCCTCCTCTGTCAAGAAATATGCAACAGGAAAGGGCAATTCTAATAAAGAGAGTATGATAGAGGCATACAAAGAAGTCGCTGGATTTGACTTGCTGAGCGAGTTAGATTGCACATATAATTCGCCTGCTTCAGACATCGCTGATTCGTATTTTATATGCAAATATAAGACGGAAAACCCTCTAATTTAACGCAAAAAACACACTTTTTAGTGTGTCTTTTATGCAACACTTTTCAAATAAATAAAAAACTCAATGAAATCAAGGGGATAAAATGGATAATACTCCATTTTTCGCTTGTTTTATGTTTGGAATAGTATATAATAAAGACATAAACAAAGAAAAACAAGGACTTAAATGACTATATTATTATACACAACATTATCACTCACTGCTTTTTTCGCATATTGTACAATAGTTGCTTATTATCAAATGTTCAAAGAGGAATTCGGTGAACTCTAATGATGAGTTTTTTATTATTGATAACATTATCTATTATGGCGATAGTAGTAGTTGGGAGAGTATTGATATGACATCAAAAGTATATGTAGATATGGATGGCGTGATTGCAGACTTCTTTACAGCCCTTGCAGAATTCAGAAAAGTAAACCATTGGAAAGATCAAGGTGAAATAACACTTGATACTTCAATTAAAGAATTAAGAGGTACTAACTTCTTTGAGACATTACCAGTTTTTCCTTTTGCTAAAAAATTAGTTGATTTAGTAAAGTCTTATACGGGTGGTGATTATTATATTAATACTTCACCGCTCAGAGACGATTTAGAGAACTCTAGGAAATACAAAACTAAATGGTTAGAGAAACACGATTTCAAACCAAATGACATAATCGTAACCAAAAGAAAAGAATCATATGCCGTTGACAAACAGACTGGCATACCAAACATACTGATAGACGATAGACCTAAGAACCTTGAGAAGTGGGTTGCAAGAGGTGGTATCGGGATTAGATATCAGGCAAATGAAGATAGTTTAGATTTAATTAAGAAAGGATTAGATAACGCCTATGGAACCATAGTAAATGTAAATGGCAGAAACACCGAGAGTAAGGTCACCCAAGTTGACAAGAAATCTATGCCTAAGGAGAATGAACTTGGGTAGTCTATGTGAAAGAACACGCTTGGTAAACCTTCGGGCCGACAAGACACTTTTTAATAGACTAACAGACAACAACAAACAAGGAGTAATATGAACGATATAATACAATTCATAAAAGACTTAGAAGAAATAAAAAAGGTAGCTGAAATAATGCTATCAGGAAATAATCTAGATGTACTAGATAACACAATACAGAAATACCAAAGAATCATAGATGATTTCGAGGAAAGTCAAGATAATCTGTATAATACCAAAGAAGTAAGGAATAATGCTTGACAATTAATACAATTAATGATAAGATAAAGAAAATTAAAAGAAAGAAGGACTAAACTATGGGAATATACTCAATAAAAGAAAACTTATATGCTGAATTTGCAGAACAGAAAACTAAACCAAAGAAGGTCAAATGGCTTCAAGAGTTGAGAGTGTTTAGAGAAACACATCCTCAAGAGTTTAGAGGCAATAAAATATCAATTAAGAATATTGATAATCTGATTACAGCATGGTCTCAAAAGAACCCATACAAATATACCAAAGACTTACTCGGTATTACTGCTAGAGAAGAGGCAGAGAGACTTGCTGAAATGGCTAAAAGAGAACCAAAAGATGATGAATAATGGGTAGTATAATTTACACATATCAAAGATCAAAAAGAAAAGCGATACCTCTTACTGATGAGAGGATCGCTACTCTAAAAGAACATGAAAAGTTTTTAAAGAGACACCGTGTAGGTGAGTATCGGAGTGTAGCGCAGTCCGGTAGCGCATTTGGTTTGGGACCAAAGGGTCGCAAGTTCGAATCTTGCCACTCCGACCAAAAACCGATTAAGATGAATGGTAAAGTTGCAGGTACTAAACCAGTTAATAACTGGAAACTAGAAGAGAGTAAGAATTTTACAGTTGCACCAGCATATAATAAAGGTGCATATCAAGTTATTAGTAAATCAAATATAAAGGACATAGGAAGATAATGCCAGATAATCCATTTTTCAAATATGCTTTTTCACTAATGTTTATAGTGATAGTTATATTATTACTAACTGATAGAGGCTATGCCATAGAACAGTTAGATAATGAAGGACCTATATATGGCGAATGTAAATATATAACTGAAACTGTTATTGAGGATGGCGTTGAAATTTCTAGAAAAGAAACTAGACTATGTGATGAGACTAGAGAGATAGGCGAAGATCCTAATAAAGAAGAAGAATGGACACAAAGAGATTTGGCCAATCAACAAATGTTTGAAACAGGATTAATCCTGTTTTTCTTATTCGTAATGGAGAATATGTAAGGAGATAATATGATAAAATTTTCAATCGGATTTATTCTTGGGGCAGTATTGTTATACTTTTACCCAGGGATAGGTGAAGAATCAATCAGTATCATGAAGGAGGTATTAAATGGATTCTAAATCAAAAATAGTTATGGGGATTACGGCATTGTCGTTGATCTTATCAGCTTGTGCTGGTACACATAACATAAAACAAGAGGCGTCTTTTAACTCGGAGGGGACAGTTGAACAAGTATTAACTGAAGTACCACAATGGTATCTTGACCACGATGTTAAAAAAGGTCTCATAACTAATAGGGATGCCAATGATTTTATTTACGGTGTTGGTACCGCTGTTAGTCCTGACTTACAATTAGCAATAGAAAAAGCTATGTTAGTTGCTAAGGCAGACTTGGCCGATCAAATGAGAGGCCAAATGAGTAAACAGGCAGAAATGTATATTACTGAACTCGGTGCCGAGGGTAATAAACAAGTTGCCACTAGAGTAGAAAGTACCATTGTAAACTTAATTAAGGATACAAAGGTAGTTGGGTATGAGCAATTTGAAAAAGATGTTTTCATAACTGCCGATCAAAACTATCGTACTTATGTAGGTCTTAGATGGTCACATACAGACTCAAATAGACTCTTTAATTATATTCAAGACGAAATAAATAAAGAGATTGAGATGGCTGCAGATGTTGACAACCTTGCTCAAACAGCGGTTGATGATGTCTTAGATATGTCTGCTCCAGTAACCGGTGTTGAGGTACAGTAATGTCTATTAAAGTGTACACTCAACCGGTATGCTCGTATTGTAATTCTGCCAAGAAACTGTTAGAGTCTCTTGGCCTTGAATATGAAACAATACAGGTAGAGAAAATCGGCATAGAGGAATTTCATAAACAAGTTGGTAAACCTGTTAGAACTGTTCCTCAAATTATGATAGATGATGAACTTATAGGAGGATTCAATGAACTTAAAGAGCATTTTGTCAATGAAGGCAAGATAAACTTTAAGGGGGATCTAGTATGAGATTTGGGCAAAAAGACTATAAATTCATCACAGACAAGCATCATAAACCCATACCAGTAAGAGCTTTTAGTACCGATGGTGCTATCTATCTTTTTCTAAAGAAAGGCTTTGAAGTAGAAGATATCCTCGCTATAGAATGTTATAAATAGTATTATGCTATCTTATAACAAGTTTATAACCGAGGGTGTTTACGACCCACATATCTTCAAGGCATTCTTTCTTGCAGGTGGACCTGGGTCAGGTAAATCTTATGTATCAAGAACTTTGTTCACTGGTACAGGTATGAAGATGGTCAATAGTGATAACTTTTTGACTAATACTTTAAAGAAGGCAGGGCAGTCTCTAGATTTAAGAAATGTTGAAGGCGGTTTGCTTGATGTTATGAGAAATAAAGCAAAGGCACAGACTGGTAGTTTATTAGATAAACATTTAGCAAATAGACTCGGTATAGTTGTAGATGGCACAGGAAGAGATTACGATAGACTTGCAAGAGATATGGCCGCAGCAAAAAGAGTTGGATATGATTGTTATATGATATTTGTTGATACGACTCTTGAAGTTGCTTTAGAGAGAAATAGAATAAGAGAAAGAAAAGTGTCAGAACCTATTGTAATTAAAAACTGGAAAGGTGTTCAGTCAAATAAAAATAGATTTAAATTTCTATTCGGTGGTGGTAACTTGAAAATTGTTACCAACAATAAAAACAATGATAACGAAACTAATGCTCAAGTTTATAAAAGTATTAGATCACTATTAAATAAACCATTGACAAGTTGGCAGGCAAAGGCTTGGATACAAAAAGAATTACAGGCAAAAAAGAGACCATGACAGGTAAGATAATACAATTCCCAAGAACGGAATATATAAAGAACATTAATAAAAGACCTAAACTATCTGAAGAAGAGATAAGTAAGGTTCAGTTAATGAATTCTAAAAGAATTGCTGACAATCTTGCAGAAAGTTTAGCAATAGACATTCTTACAGTATTACAGGAACAAATAAGTAATATGCAGACGGCTGAGTTTATTGCTGATCTGGCTGTTCTAATAGAAATGCTGAAGTCTACTTTATATAGAGAACATGATCTACCACACCCTATACAAGAAATAATTTCTAAAATTGCTGTGGTGAAATCAATGCCAAATGGTGAAAAGGTTACAGAATTGAACTATAAACCAATTCTACAACCAGAAGAAGAAGAATTTGATATAGAATTTATTCCAGAAACGGATTAATTCTTATAAATAATACTATTGAAAACTTAAAACTTAAATGAAAGTTTAATCTGTTAAGGAGATAAAAAATGCAAAACACAGATGATATACTAGGTGTCAGCCGACTACCTAACGAAACAACAAAGAAAATAATGCAAAGTAAACTGGCTACTGATACTGGTCAGGTAACTTTATTGAGCGAGATATGCTTAAAAGTGAATAATGCCAAAGATAAATCAAAGAAACTTAGAGTACTAAGAGAAAACGATAGTCAACCTTTGAGACAAGTTTTAAAGGGAGCATTCTCACCTAATATCGAATGGGACTTACCTAAAGGTGATGTTCCTTATACACCAAATGACGCCCCTATTGGCACAGAGCATACTGCTCTCATGCAAGAGGCAAGAACTCTATTTAGATTTGTCAAAGGTGCTGATACAACAATAACTCAAAACAAAAGAGAGATTATGTTTATTCAAATGCTCGAAGGGTTATGTGCTGAAGAAGCAGAATTTTTAGTAAATGTCGTAAATAAGAAACTGAATAAAGTCTATAAAGGACTTACAGCGAATCTAGTGAAAGACGCTTTTCATTGGGACGATAATTTTATGCAAAAACAGCCATCTTATCCAGCATAATTTCGCAGTTTTTCAATAGGATTAACGCTTGCAGTACCAATCTTTTTATGATATACTATAAATAGTTATAGAGAATCATAGAAAGGTGGGTACTAATGGCAAGATATAAGAAACTGGCAACAGTCTTAAACGAGGTTAACTATAAGAAGGCTTATAAACCGACAAAGAAGAATGCTGTATTAATGTTTAATGTATTAAATCATGCCATATTCAATGGTAAATTAGATATACCTAAGATCAATGTAAGAAAACTAAGAGGTGCTTTTGGTGAGTATTGTTATGACACTAAGAAACCTGATTATGAAGAAATTACTGTAACCACAGAATTTGAAAATCTAAGACACTTCTTAATAGTTTTAGGCCATGAAATGGTACATCACTATCAATACTCCATACAAGGCGACACCGCCAATCACAATAGAAAATTTTATAGATGGAGAAATAAATTTAATAAAATGGGACTTGAACTAGGCAGAACTGCCTAATTATATTATGATTGAATTAAATTTGTCGGAAAAGAAACTTATCCGTAAAATCCTAGATAATCGAAGAGCGCTACATAAAACACCTAAAAGAAAAATAGGTGTTGCCAATAAAGAGTGTAAAGAATACGAAGCCGCACTAAGTCTTTTTGTAAAAGGCGTAATTAAAATTTCACGAAAAGTTAATGTTGAGTTTGAGGGACCTATGAATGAGGCGACTGAAACTTGGTATGAATGTAAACCGTGGAAAACTAAACGAGAACTAAGGAGGTTTATATGAGACAAAATATAACCAGTGGTTTAATAGCAGTAATTATAACTGTTATAACATTTTATTTTTTAAACAATTCTTATAAGGTTGATGAAGAAATAGAACCTATTAAGATAGAAACACCTAAAGTAGATCAAGATTTCATAGATGATATAAGAGGCGCTTTAGAAGAACCTGATATCTTTTCAGATACAAATGAGCAATTTGTTTCTACATTAGATAGTTGCATTGATCATGTTTATAAATCTGTATCTGAAGATTATAGACTGCCTAAAGAAATGATTGTTGCACAGGCAATCTTAGAGTCTGGTTGGGGTCAATCTAGATTTGCAAATGAGGCAAACAATCTATTCGGTATTAGAACTTTTGATAAATCAGATAACTGGATGTTACCTGAAACAAAGAAAGACTGGACAGGCTGGGGTGTAAAAGTGTATTCTAGTAAGTGTGCCAGTGTGAGAGACTATGTTAGAATTATTAATGAGGTATGGGCATACGAAGAACTAAGAATGGCCAGGGCACAAAACCCAAACATATCTGCTGAAGAGTTGTCTCTTCATTTATATCGTTTTTCCACGAACCCTAAATATACCAAGTTAGTAATTAATATTATAAAAACAAAACTTGGGCAGTATGATTTATCGTGAATTAGGATACGAACTATATTATTCAGATGAACCTTTTAAAGGTAAATTAGATATAAGTCACCTCAACGATAGAGGTGGCAAATTTGCTGATTACATATGGCAAGCAAAAAGATATCCTTCAACAACAAGATACTTGGATAATCAATTATTAAATCACCCTAATATGCAAGAGGTGAGAGAGTATATTGAATATCATATAACAAAATTTTGTAAACCTACTGAATTAGGTTTGCTAAGTTCCTGGTTAAATATTCAATTTGATGGTACTGCTGTGGGTAAACATAATCACGCTTACGATTCATCCTCTAGATTTGAAATAGCACCAGAATATTTTATACAAACACCAAGAAGAACTATATCAGGTGTATTTTGGATACAAGGAGAATATACACCTTTACTATTTCACAACCACGATGATATATTCTTGATGGATAATGAACCCAACCATCTTGTATTAATACACCCAACAATAGAACATTCTGTGCCTAAGTATTATCCGAAAGAAGATAAGATAACACCTAGAATATCTTTAGCATTTGATTATAACTTAGACGCTGAACCTTTATTCGGTGTGAGAAATGATTTAGAAAGTAGTGGTAAAGCTCAAGCTATTTTAGCAGAAACAGTATTAAAAGTACATGATAAACTTGAGGTGTCTAATACTGGAGTAAACAAATTATTATTTCAGATTTATAGAGATATAAATTACAAATTAGCTGATAAAAATTTATTGAATAGAGATAGATATATAGATTTATATAAAAAACTATCTAAGAGACTAGAATATGATAACGGCAGTGCTGGTGGCTGGGGCAAAGGTAAAAAAATAGTATGATACATGGAATGGTATTTGGTGGTATGACACTAAGAAAGGTGCAAGAGGTTGATTACGATTATAATGGTAATCTCTTTACTTTAGACGAGCAGGACTATAGCATGGCCACCATATTGCAAACAGTATCAGCAAAAAGAACTTCAGGCGGTCATAAAATCGCTTCATATTTGAGAAGAAATGGTATGGATGTTGAAATGGTAGATTTTGTTTATGCCTGGACATTTGAAGAACTGAAAGATTTATGGAAATCAAGATACAATAGTAATACTTTATTTTTAGGAATATCAATAGTTTTTGGATTTAGATTTAGAAACTTCTGGTTGTTTATAGAATGGGTAAGAGAAAATTATCCTCATGTAAATATTATAGGAGGATCACAATCTTTAGATAAAGTAATACCATTTAAATTAGATTGGTACATTTATGGATATGGTGAAAGAGCCATGCTGGAACTTATTACAAATTTAAAAGATGATACGACTTCTAAAATAAAGTATTATACTTTTCCAGGAGGTAAAAAAGTTATTAATGCACAAAAAGATTATCCCGCTTTTGGCCCAAGTATGCGAGACCTTAGTGTTTCTTATGAGGATAGAGATTTTATACAACCTCAAGAGTTGCTAGATTTAGAATTCTCTAGGGGTTGTATATTTAGATGTGCTTTTTGCACTTATCCTATTTTAGGAGTTAGAAATGATCATAGTAGAGATGAAAAAAACTTAGATACTGAATTAAGAGAAAACTATGATAGATTTGGCACCACAAGATACACGGTTACTGATGAAACTACAAATGATTACAGCGAAAAGTTAGAACGATATGCAGGTGTCACCAAAAAGTTGCCTTTCAAAGTAAATATGGGTGGTTATATAAGAGGTGATTTATTAGCTTCAAGAAAAAAAGACTGGCCTTTATTTATTGACTTAGGTTATATGAATATGTTTTTTGGTATTGAATCCATGCACCATCCATCAGCAAAAGCAATTCATAAAGGTATGGATTCAGGCAAACTACAAGAAGGCCTTTTACAATTTAAAGAATATGCTTATAAGAACCACGGTTTCTTTAATGGTATGATAAGTTTAATTGCTGGTCTTCCTCATGAAACCTTTAAGACACAGGATAAAACAGTAGAATGGTTACTTAGAAACTGGAGTGATCAAATTAGTCATTTATATCCTTTACATATGTCTAAAGTAGAAGTACCTAAAGAGTATGAATATTTAAGAGAACCTTTTGACGCTAGTTCAAGAATAGAAAAAGATCCAGCTGCATATGGATATGAAATTCTAACTTCAGAGGATTTAAAGAAGGATGCTATGTCTAAATCAGTTGATGATATAGTAAATAAATTTGAAGATAAGATACAAGAATATGAAATAGATAGACAAGGTAATGTTCCTCCTGAAAATAAGTTTAAAGTTGATTATCACAAAAAAGGTCAATTAAAATATTTACAAGATTTATTAACATTGAAAGGTGATCAGGCCGATGGATCTAAAAAATTCAATAGAGATAAATTTGAAGAAGATTTGGGAAATAATAAAAATGACGGCACTAAAGAGATTGTTAAAGATTATAATTTCTATACACCTTTCAGAATGGAACTTAATGAAATGATATGGAAAACAAACACTGGTTTAACAATGGTTGATTGGTTAAATTACATGACTGATTTACATAAAAGATATCCTATCAAGACAATGCCCAACATAACTGCTGGAGGAGTACCAACTTGGAACTTTGCTGAATTTTTAATTGATCCTAATGTCCCTTACGAATCTATGATGGAATCAAGATCAACCAGAGTAGATACAATAGAGGGTGTAACCTTTGCTTCGGCTAACAATATGTTTGCTAAGACGGGAGTATTTAAACATCACTTTATACAAGAATATAAAAGGAAAAAAATAAATGCCTAAATTACTAACAGCTATATTAACTAGTGAAGATTTACCTAGGCTTGAAAGGTGTATTAAATCAGTAGTTGAAGGTAGATGTATACCTCAACCTGATTGTTTAGTAGTATGTAATACCACTAACTTACAATTTCAAAAGGATGCAGAAAAACTATGTGCTAAGTATCCTGTAAAATTTATAAACACACAATCTAACGGTAAATTAGGTAAAGGTAAAAATGCTGTATTAGATCAATTTGTAAGAACTGATTATGATTATCTATTTCAAGTTGATGGTGATGACTTTGTTTATCCTGACGCAATTAAAACATTGAGAAAATTAATTAGTAGGCATAATGAGTTTGATGTACTTGCATTAACTGAAAGTGAAGTCTGGGATGGTAAAAACTTACATAGAATTAATGAGTGGATTGCGACAGATAAATTTAGAGGTAAAATAAATGAAATATTATCTAAATTTGATTCAGAAAGTTTAATGAGAGCTGTACAGAATTGTAAAATAGGCGAAGAAATTACAGATGATAAATCTGGTTTGCATAGAGTTATAGTTTGGTCTAAAAAGGCAGCCGAAAAGTTTAGATTTGATGAGAGTTTAATGGTTGCAGATTCACCAGGATATCTAGATTTAAAACTAATGCATTTACGAGAAGAACTAAAACTAGAACTTACTAATGCCAAAAGTATTTACATATATGATCAGACTATTCAAACTGCCATTTCTAGTTATGATCTACTAATGGATGTTGCTAAGTACACATGGAATCAAGAGGATTTACGCTTGACAACCGATGTATTTCTTGATATAATAGAGATAGATGAAAAATACACCTATAAAGACAGACTTGAATACCTCAAAAAGAATAGCAAGACTTAAAATAGCACAACACAAAGCCAAAGATCCCGATATGAAAAGAATATGGGGAAATAAAATAGACTATCTTAAAGGTTACAAACACTATGGTGATAATCCTGAATGGTCTAAACACTGGTCTGAAGTTTTTAGAAAGATGAAATAATGAATGTATTTTATTTACACGAAGACCCCAAAATATGTGCTGAAATGCATATTGACAAGCATTGTGTCAAAATGATTATCGAGTATGCTCAGTTGATGTCAACAGCACATAGAATGCTTGACGGTCTAGAGTATGAAGGTAGAAGTAAGAATGGTAGAAAAATTAAAAGATGGTTGTGTACTGATATTTCTCAAGAACAAGTGTTATATAAAGCAAGCCATATAAATCACCCAAGCGCTGTATGGGTGAGAGAGAATGCTTATAATTACTGGTGGTTGTATCAGATGTGGTCGCACCTATGTGATGAGTTTACATACAGATATGGTAAAATACATTTAACAGATAAAAAACTAAGAAAACTTTTGAGAAACCCACCTAAGAACATACCTCTGGCCACCAAGTTTACAGAACCCCCACAAGCCATGCCAGATGATGTAAAAGTATTAAATGATTCAATAACTGCATACAGACAATATTACATAAAACATAAGAAAGGATTTGCAACATGGAAAAAAGATCGAAAGCCGAGGTGGTTTAATGGGTAAACATTTAAAGACCTCTATGGATGAGAAAGTGATAGACTATCTTGCTATAGAACTATATAAGAAAGATCCTCTTAACATTGTATTGAATAAATTTCTGTCAATGAAAAATGAAGAAGGATATAGTCTGACAAAAACTATAAATAGATATAAAGAAACAGGTAAACATCCTGACCATTATAATACAGATGGCACTTGGAAGTACCCAGGTGGGAAGATACCCTTTGATGAATTTAAACTATAATGCCTTTATACACATTTAGAAATAGAAAAACTGGTGAAGAGTGGGATGACCTAATGACTATATCTGAAATGGAAAAATTCACTAAGAAAAGAAACATAGAATTAGTACCTACAAGTGTTGGTATAGTGAGTAGTGTAGGTCAAATGGATAGTAAAATTGACGGTGGGTTTAAAGAAGTCTTAGGTAAGATATCGGATGCACATCCCCACTCCGCACTTGCAGATAGATACAGAAAACGAGACGCCAAAGAGGCAAAATCAAAAGCAGCACTTGATAAGATCAAGGCAAAATACGGAGCAAGTCTTGTTAAACCATCTTAAATACATAAATAGTAGTGATGTTGCTGTCGAGACATTTACAACACCGTGCTCTTGCACATAAGAAGTTGAGTAAATCAATCCGACAATGCTTCATTCCGGGCGGGCAGAGCACCGGGACAGGCAATAAAGATACTGCTCGCCCAACGAAGGAGAACATATGAGCGATTTAGATTTTTTAGACGGTTTTGATTCCGATATAGATTGGGGTTTTACTACAACCGACTCTAAACCTAGTGAAACAAAAGATACTGAAGCAGTTGCAAAGTCAGCGGCTAATGAAGTTGCAAAAGCAAATG